AAGGGCCACAAAATGAGACAGGGAATTGCTGCCCTTATAAGGGGTAAGAGCAGAGGCACGTTCCGGCTGCCCGTCAACCCTCATAACGAAACGGAAAACAGACTCGTCGTAATCAAATTTGACATGAATTGACATCGCGCTTTCAATGCCGCCCTTGACAGCCAGCAGATAACCAGACATATCCGCAAAGATAATATCTCCGACAGTTCCGAGCGTGGCACACTGTTCAATCGGGATAACCGGACGGCCAAGCAAGGTGTTGTAGGGAGATTGAGACAGCCCGCCTGCGGGCATAAATACCGGCGCGCCGCCCGTACCTACCGCAAGGGACATGGTGTAAAGCTGGGGCAGAATATCCTGATTGACAAGCCATATCGCTTTGCTCATGGAGCCGGGGAACATCCGGGCGTACATGTCAATGACGTTCTCCGCTACGACGGTTTTTGCTCCCTGCCCGGTCTTCTTGGGAACACTGACCAGACACCCGGAATTGAGGATGCCAAGTGGCTGGCCTGCACCGGAGCCGTTGACAATCGCATCGTCAAGCAGGAAACCGAACTCGGAAACAAATGCCTGACGAATGAAGGATTCCAGTGCAGGTGCATCGGCGAGCAGCTCATCGGTAGCGTAGCAAAGGCCGACGAGCTTCTTCAGATTCAACTCAATTGATCTGAATTTCGGATCGCTGGCGGTTTTCTGCGAGGCTTCAGATTTCCAGTAGCCAAGCACGCCGCCAAAACGCGAGGATGCCCTTGAAGTCTCATCCACACCGTTGATTTTGATACTATTGGCATTGCCGGAAATCTCATAGCGGCGGCATTTCGCGGCAAGAATGCCGGTTTCAAAAACATCCTGAAGCAGAGTGCTCGAAAAATCAGTCTGGACAAGGAACCCGCCATCACTGGGCACGGTTTCGTTCAGGCCAGTTGCATTAAACAGTCTCGGATCGGCATGGCCTCCCGGCATTCCGGCTACCATGACAGCCGCCATCTGTTCGCCAAGGCTTTTGAATTTCTGCTTGTCTCCGCCCGTAATCGGGGCGCGGCCATCGGCCTTCATGGGATTTTTCGGAAGGCTGGCAACAGGTTCCGGTTTTTCCAAGAGGTTTTTCATTCTCTCCTGTCGTTCCAGGGTGGCGACGGTCTTCTGCCGTTCCTCAACTGCGTCAAGGATTTCATTTTTAAGGGCAATTTCAGCCTCATTCAGATCACGGTTTTCCAGAACCGCCTTTGCATCAATATCGGCACTCTTTTTCATCAGAGCGGCGATATCTTCTCGGTACTGAGAGATGGTTTTCATATCTACTTTTCTCCTTATAGGTTAAGTGATGGTGCTGCTATTTCTGCCCTGATAAGCAAGTCTGCTATCCGGTCATTGCTCTTTTTCTCCTGCGGCAACACGGCATCCCGCGGCGTGTCATCAGGCGCGTCGATATCCCCCCAATCTACATCCCGTAAATCTTCAGAATACCCGCCTTTGAGAATGGCCTTTGCTTGTGAACGGCTGAATCCGGCATCCCGCAGAATTTTCTCCGTTTCTCTTGCGCTAGGGGTCGATCTTCCTTCTTTCAGTTTGTCAGGCACGTTGGCATAAACGGACAAATCAAAGATGGTTGCCGCTGCCTGTGCCTTTTCCTCTTTTTCGCTTTCAATTGAGTCAATCAGGCCATAATCAAGAGCCTCTTGCGCCGTGAACCACGTTTCATCGGCCATCATTGCCCGGATTTCCGCCTCATCCTTGCCGGTTTTGTCCATGTAAGTTTTGGCAATCGTGCCGCCCACCTTATCCAGTAAATCAGCTTCATCCCTGAGGATTGCAGCGTTGCCCACAACGATGCTCCACGGGTCATGCGCCATCAAAAAAGCGTTTTCGCTCATCCTTACTTCATCGGCGGCGAGAGCAATAACTGAGGCAATGGAGGCCGCTAAACCGTCTATATGGGCGATGGTGTGAGCCTTTGACTGTTTGATGACGTTATAAATTGCCGTTCCATCAAATACGGACCCGCCCGGACTATTGAAGCGAACATGGATTGTTTTGGCCTTGATTTCGGCAAAATCCTTGACGAATTTATCCACCGCAATGCCGAACCAGCTTATCTCGTCATAGAGATAGACGGTCGCTTCGTCGTTTTTATCCTCGATTTTCTTATTGGATCGGCTTAATACCCGCTTAAATGGGCTTCTATTGTTTGTCATTGCTTTTTTCTCCTTGATTTCCGCCTGTCCCCTCCTGTTTTCCGGGCTTTTCCATCTGCTTCGTGAAATATTCATTCACCTTGCTTGCCGGGATCATATTCATCGGCACGTAATATTCATCGCCGCCCGGAATCGGGTCTTGATTCTCAAGTTTGCGGATATCGTTCTGACTAAGTGCACCCACGTTAAAGAGTGATTTGTAATATTCAGCCCGGTCCTTCGCATTGCCGCGGAGCAATCCGTCGATATTGTGCTTGGTGTGTAGCCCCTTTCGCCGTTCGCTGTCAGTAAGCAACTGGCAATCAAAATGCTGCTCCCAGCGGATCAGCCAGGGGAGAATTGAATCGGTGACAAACGAAATCTGTTCTGATTCGATGTTGTTAAAGGATGATTTCGATAATTCCTTGAGCTTATGCGGCGGAAGGTTGAATATCCGGGCAATGTCATTGACACTGAAGGTTGAGTTTTCCAAATACTGCGCATCAACAGGAGTTATTGACACTGGACTTAATTTCATATCCTCTTCCAGAAGCATCAACCGATGTCCCTGCCCCAAATCAGACCATTGAGAAGATAGCGAGGCACGTAAATTATCATGCGCAGATTGACTGATTTTGTTGGGATGGGTGACAATCGCGCTTGGATGTGTCCCTGATCCGAAATAAGTCCCGCCGAAATCAAGCAGGCTCATCCCCATTGCCAGCGTCTTTTTGGCAATCTGAATAACCGGGTAACCCTGAAAACCATCATAACCAAGACCAGGAACGTGCAGGATTTTGTCTCTTTTCAGCGGGATTTCTTGATTATCGACGTTGATCCAATAGATTAACTCGCCGTTCGCCATGTCCATACGGACGCGGTGTGGAGGAATCGGCCAAAGGGCGATAATGTCGCCGTATCCATTGCGCTGTTTTTCGTAATAGGCATTGCCAAAGGTGAGTAAATGAGCCTGCCCGACTTCGCGCCCCACCTGTGCCGTCATGTAGGGATTGAATTGCGTATGCAGGACATGGAAAAGGCTTTCGTCCCTGGCGAAAACAGTCTTTTTGCTGCTTTCCCGAAGCAAATGGAGGGGCAATGAGGCAACCGTTGACGAAATCAGAGTGATTGCATTATAGACAGCCGAGAGGGTCAAGGCAGAATACTCATTGACGTTCTGGCCGTGAGTGCTTCCGCCCAGGTTCCAGAGCATCGGATTCCACGCCTTAGGGCTTGAAACGGACAAGTTTTTAATGCTGGATTGAATGCGAGAAGCAATCCCCATTTACTTTCTCCCCCCAGATATGACCCCATATGCCATTAACAAAACGCCACACACGGAGAATGAAAGCGATGGAGAGTATTTATAAAGCCCATGGAAGAGCAAAGCAAAGCCGCAAAGGATAATAAAATCATCCAAGGGGAAAGCGGCCATGATCCTTACAAAGCCTTCACCAAATTTCTTGATTTTATCGGTTATTTTCAAAAGACCAGTACCCCGCGAGTCTCGTAAATGCTTGGTTGCTCAACCTCTTTCATGTCCCGGCTTTTCAGCCCTAACGCCATTGCCAGAGCAACCGCGCCATCAATCCTGAATCTTGATTTACTTTTGTCAATTTTCCTGTTCCCTGCCGGGTCGCTAATGCTCATTGCGTTTGAAATGTTCCAGGTTAAACAGGGGTGGCCGTCGTGAATCAGGCGTCTTTCGAGGATAGATACTTCCATCGCATCAATAGCCGCCGCCATATCCCGGAAACCCTGCCCCCAGGGGACAAGCCGTAATGCTTCCGACCGTGCCGCGTCTTTGTTATCCATGTAGGCATCGAGGCCGATTCTTCCGCAGGCATTCAGGAAGTCGTCAATACTCCATCGGTCATAAGCCATGCCAAGAACGGTGTAATCCTGCATAATTCCGGCAATCTTTTCGGCAACCCAGTCATATTGAACCGCCCTGCCGGGTGTCGTTTCGATGTGTCCGGCCTGTTTCCATGTCCAGTAAGGCACTCTGTCCCGCGCTTCGTGTTCTCTGATGGTGTCGCCTGGTTTCCAGAACCAAGCTTTCACGGTGTCTGTTTCCCCAGCAGAAACGGCAATCAAAGCCGTCAAGTCTGTCTTGCCGGACAGGTCTAAGCCGAGGTAGATTTCCTCTCTTGGCTCAAAGACCACCTCCCCCTTACAGGCCATCCATTCAGCCCTTGGTATCAATGGCGACTTGGCATCTACCCGCTGGTTGCAGTAAAGATTCCTGAAAGCGGCCTCAAAGGAGGGCATACGCTTTGCCCGTTTCGCAGCCGTCCGCATCTCTGACAGGGACCGGAAATCACCCAGCGCCGGGTTCGCCTTCTTCCAGTTCTTCTCGTCGAACACGTCGACGTCTTCGGGGATCTCGTACAAATGACACACGGTTGACGGATCGCGCCCGGATATGCCGTCATCGATGAGTTGAGACAAAATGTGCTGCGGGTCGTTGCTCTGTGTGGATATGACAATGAAAAGCGGTTCCTCGCGGGCCGCCATTGAGGTATCGAGGGCGTCGTATAGCTCCCGGTTCTTTGCCTGTGCAAGCTCATCATAGATTACGACCGTGGGGTTAAGGCCGAACTTTGTTCCTGCTTCGGCGGATACGGCACGGTATATTGACCCGTTCATGAAGCAGACCATCGTCTTTGTGCTGTCGACGATCTTGACGTATTCAAGCAGCTCAGGAGTGCCGCGAACTATCTGCGCCGCATATTTGAATATCAACGCTGCCTGCTCCCGGTCATTCGCTGCCGAATAGATTTCCCCGTTTATCACTGCTTCGGGACCGACAAGATGGACAAGGGCAAGGGCCGCAATAAGGACGGATTTTCCATTCTTACGCCCCATTGCCAGAATTGCCCGGCGGACGATTCGTATGTCGGCTTTCTCCGGCCCGTAAACATCCTGGATGAACTTTTTCTGAAAGGGACGGAGCTTGAACGGTTTTCCCGCGCCCTTGCCAGACGGGACAATGAGATTCTCAATGAACTTGATTATCTTTCTTACGCGCTCGCTACTTTTTTCCGCCATTTATCAGCCCTTCAAACTTGGATTTCTTGCCCCTGCCAGGATCAATGGCAAGACGAATCTTGGCTATTTCAGTGCCGCCGAATTCTGTCGCGTACCGGATCATGTCGGCGCGAGCCGCCTTCGCCACGAGCTTTAGCTGATTCGGAATGATGTTACCGTTGCTGGTCTGCTGTATCAGGGTTGCAAGGCCGCTTTTTTCCTTCCTGATCCTGTTCAATTCCTCTGTCGCAGTTCTCCAATCGG